ACCAGGAGGATGTCCTCGCCGGTCCAGGGGATGGCCACGCCGCGCTGCTTGGTCAGCGTCAGCGTCTTGTTGTCGACCGTCTGATCGGTGCCTTCCGGGATGGTCATCGAGGGCGACAGCTCGCCGACCGTCGCCGAGCGGGTGAAGTGCGAGCGCACCGTCTGGCCCACCGCAGCGCGCTCGCTGCCGGTGTTGATGGTGACCGAGGGGATGAAGCCGACCGCCTCGCGGCCGACGATGTCGGCGGCGCGGTAGATGTCGGCGGCGAGGTTGGTGAGGACGTTGGCCATTGCGGCGCTCCTTCAGTGTGGGAAGTTGGTGTCAGCCGTCGACCACCTGGCCGCCGGCTCTGACGTGCTCCATCCGAGCGGCCGGGGTCGCCCGCTCGAAGTCCGTGCGCGTCATCGTCTTGGCACCACCGCTGCCGCCCGCATTGGTGGACCGGACACCAGCACCTCCCGTGCCGGTGGGCTTGAGCAATTCGGGCCGGCTCTTGGCGATGCCGGCCACGCCGTCCGCGACCGGCACCAGCTTGCCGTCGTCGGTCTTGAACAGGATGTCGTCACCCTCCCAGGCCAGGCGCTGCGCGACGTAGGTTTCCACCACGTCGCGCGCCACGAACTCGTGCTTGGCCAACGCCTCGGCGACGGCCGCCTTCTGGCGGCTGCCGCGCAGCGCGCCTGCCGCAGCCTCCGCGGTGGCCTTGAGCTCGTCGCGCTCGCGCTCCAGCTTCTTGACCTTCGCCTCGAACTGCCGCGCGGCCTCGGCCTGCCCCTTGGCGTCGGGCAGCGCCTCGAAGTCGTCGTCGGTGTCGACGCCCAGCTTCTCCAGCGCCTTGGCCTTGAACGCCTTGAGCGTGTCGTTCTCGGCCTTCAGCGCCTTGCGCCCGTTGATCGACTCCTGGCGGGCGGTATCGCGCTGCCCCGTCAGGTCGTCCACGTAGGTCTTCAGCTCGGCGAACGTCGCGTCCCCGAGCTTCTCTTTCAGCTTCTCGATGTCCATCAGCGTCTCGCCTTGGTCCAGATTGGTGATCGGAAAGCGCCACCCTAACCCCCGAAGTGTTCACGCGCTGAACACTGCGCGTGCGATCCTGCCTTGATGGGCGTCGAGCTTTCCCGTTTCAACTTCATCGGCCACGCGCTGCGCGGTGACGGCCCGTTTCGGCCGGCGGTCACGTCCGATGTGAACGGCAGGCCGGCATCGGTCGGGTCGACCTACCTGGTGCAGTACCCGCGGGAGTCCGACGCGAAATTCGCGCGCCGCAACGAGCTGGCGTTCTACGCATCGCCGCTGGGCCAAGCCGCCGGCCGCTTCTCGGGTTACCTGTCGACCAGAGCTCCGGTGCGCGAGCTGCCGCACCCGCTCTACAAGGCCATCGCGGACGACACCGACGGCAAAGGCAACGCGCTGGCGACCTTCTGGCTGCAGTTCATGGTCGAGGCCAAGGCCCGCGGGTCCATGCTGCTGCTCATCGACATGCCGCCCATCGAGGCGCGCAGCCAGGCCGAGCAGGTGGCCGCACGCGCAGCACCGATCTGGACGCCCATCGCGCCCGAGCTGCTGACGGACTTCGAGATCGGCGACGACGGCCGATTCGCCTTCGCCGAGTTCTCCGGCGCCTTCACGGCACCAGACGGCGAGCGCGTGCCCTGCACCTGGCACTTCGACGCCGGCACCTGGCGCGCGACCGACCGTGAGAAGAAGGTGCTGGCAGAAGGCGAGCACCCGCTCGGCCAGTGCCCGCTGCTGATCTTCACCGAGGGCGGAGACTTCCCGCACTTCGGGCCGTTCGCCGCCATCGCCGACCTCTCCAAACGCCTGTTCAACCTGGACAGCGAGCTCGACGAGATCCTGCGCAGCCAGACCTTCAGCCTGCTCACCATGCAGGTGCCGGACGAAAGCAGCGCACAGCAGAAGCTGGACGCTGCCACCGTCGCCGGCCAGACCATCGGGACGAACAACCTGCTGGTGCACACCGGCAGCACGCCCGCCTTCATCGCCCCGCCCGATGGCCCGGCGCGGGTCTACCTCGAGCGCATCGCCGCGCTGCGGGCGCAGATTGACGAGATCTCGCTGAACGTGGCCACGCCCAACGCGCGCGAGTCCGGCATCGCGCTGCAGATGCGCTTCGCCACGATCAACGCGGAGCTGTCCCGCTTCGCCGCGCGCATGGAGGATCTGGAGCGCAACGCCTGGGAGCTGTCACGCAAGTGGCTGGGCATGACCACCGCGCCGACGGTGCAGTGGCCGCGCGACTTCAACCTGCTCGACGTGCTGGTGGAGCTGCAGATCCTCGCCGAGATGCGCGCCAACGGCATGCCTGAGCCGGTCATCGCCGAGCAGATGCGGCGCATCGCCAGCCAGCAATTCGTCGGCGCCGACCAGCCGACCCAGGACGCCATCCACGCGGCCATCGACCAACTGCAGCAGGCGGCTGCCTGACAACACCCACGGGACATCCAATGACCATCCAGCTCTCCACCACCTTGCGCAACAACATGGTCGGCCAGTACGAGTCGACCATCGGCACCACGCCCAAGCTGCAGATCCGCACCGGCGCCCAGCCGGCCAACTGCGCAGCGGCCGACAGCGGCACGCTGCTGTGCGAGATCACGCTACCAAGCGACTGGATGGGCTCGGCGTCCAGTGGTGCGATTGCCTTGGCTGGCAGTTGGTCCGGCACCGGGTCGGCCGCCGGCACCGCCGCGCACTATCGGCTCAAGGACAGCGCCGGAACCACCTGCCACGAGCAGGGCAGCGTCACCGCCACCGGCGGCGGCGGCGACCTGACGCTGGACAACACCAGCATCGCCGTGTCGCAGTCGGTCAGCGTGACGAGCTGGACGCGCGCGCAGGGCGGGGCTTGACGCCATGCCCATCACCGCCAGCACCCACACCGTCGGCCATCCACAGGTCGACGGTCGCCGCTACGTGACCGAGCAGCACACCGACAGCGCCGGCGGCGTGCATGTGGTCGAGTACCTGGCGGCGGTCGGCACCGACTACGCCGCGGTGCGCGATGCCCGCGCGGCGCAGATCAGCGAGGCGCTGGCCGAGGCCGAGTTCCAGGCGCTGCTTTCGGCCGGGTGACGCATGGCCCTGAATCTCCAGCATCAGACCGGCGCGCAGCTCGCGGCGCGCTTCCGGGCGCGCTTCCTGGCCGCCGAGCGCGAGGAGTGCGCGCGCATGGCGACGTGGCTGCTCAATCGGATCGACGCGGGGGACTTCACCGACGCCCAGGTCCGCGGCGCCTTCGGGCTGACCACGACCCAATACAACGCGCTGAAGACGCGGCTTTCGACGCTGCGCACGCAGTGGCTGGCCGTGCTTGCGGCCAAGGGCGAGTAAATGGCAAACCTCTACGTCCGCAGCACTGACGGCAGCGACGCCGACAACGGCAGCACCTGGGCGCTGGCCAAAGCAACGCTGGCCGGCGCCGCGGCCATCGATGCGGCCGGCGACACGATCTACGTCAGCCAGGCGCACAGCGAGAGCACCGCCGGGTTGGTCACGCTGGCGCTCGCTGGCACCGCAGCGTCTCCGACGCGGGTCATTTGCGGCAATGATGCCGCTGAGCCACCTACGGCTGTCGCCAGCTACGCCACGGTGGTGGCGACTGGGACGATCCAGGCCACTGGCGCCGCGGTGTATATGCGCGGGCTGTCATTCCAGCCCGGCAGCGGCAGCGCAAGCGGCATCAGCTTCGTGCCGGTCACGTCGTCTGCAGGACGCGCGCTCTACGAGGCATGCGAGGTGCGGATGCTGACCACTGGCGCCGGCACGATTGAGCTGAGCGGGACGGGATCGTTTGTCGAGTTCGTCGATTTCGACGTTCGATTCAACTCGTCGACAGCGGGTTTCCGGCTTGGCGGTGGCGGTGGCGCCCATTTCGAGTGGCGCGGCGGGGCGCTGCTGGCCGGCGGAACGTCGCCAGCGGCGCTCTTTGTGGCGGCAACGACGACCACCGAACTGACCGCGCACCTGTCGGGTATCGACCTAAGCGCCGCCGGGTCGACGATGAACCTATTCACGGCCGCAGGCCGCGCCTGCCGCTACACGATTCGCAACAGTCGCCTCCCCGCATCCTGGTCCGGCTCGCTGCTGACCGGCTCCCTGTCGCCGAGCGAGCGCGCGGAGATGCACAACTGCGACTCGGGAGACACCAATTACCGCCTGTGGGTCGAGGACTACTGCGGCAGCATCAAGACCGAGACGACCATCGTGCGCACCGGAGGCGCGAGCGACGGCACGACGGCCTTTTCCTGGAAGCTTGCCAGCAGCGCGAATGCCGAGTATCCGCTCTTGCCGCTGGTCACGCCCGAGCTGCCAGCCGAGTGGAATGCCACGGTCGGCAGCAGCGTGACCGCGACGGTCGAGATCGTCACCGATGGCGTCACGCTGACCGACGGCGAATGCTGGCTGGAGGTGCAGTACCTGGGGACGAGCGGGTATCCGCTGTCCTCATTCGCCAGCGACGCCAAGGCTGACGTGCTGGCGACGGCGGCGAACCAGACCACGAGCACCAAGAGCTGGACGACCACCGGCCTGGCGTCGCCGACGAAGCAGAAGCTTTCCGTCACCGTCACGCCGCAGGAGGCGGGGTTTATCCAGGCCGTGGTCAAGCTGGCTAAGGCCAGCACGACCGTGTACGTCGATCCAAAGATCACGCTGACATGAGCGTCCAGCGGCTGATCCCTGGCGTCGGCTACGTCTCCGACCCGCAGGATGGGTCGAAGCAGCGACTGGTCCCGGGGATTGGGTATCAGTCGACGACGGGG